TTGTATCCTAAAACACATAAACAAATTATTCACGGTTTCCATACAGATAGAACAGATAAACACAATGTTATTTTGTTTTATTTTAATACAAACAATGGTCAAACTTTATTTAAAAATAAAAAAATAGATTCTAAAGAAAATAAAGCTGTAATATTTAATGGTTCTTTAGAGCATTCCAGCACAACTTGCACTGATAAAAATTATAGAATTACTTTAAATATAAATTATGAGTTTTAAAAAAAATAAATACACAGTTATTAGAAAAGCAATATCAGAAGATTTAGCTGCATTTGTTGCAAATTATTTTTTAATGCAAAAACAAGTTTATGACACTTGTAAAGCTTCAAGATACTTTTCACCTTTTGAAACTATTATAGGATACTATGAAGGACAAGATGAACAGATACCAAACACATACTCTCAATACGCTAATATGGCTATGGAAACTTTATTACTTAAATGTCAACCTGGTATGGAAAAAGCAACGGGATTAAAATTATATCCTGCATACACATATGCTAGAATCTATAAAAAAGGTGATGAACTTAAAAGACACAAAGATAGATTTAGTTGTGAGATATCAACTACTATGAATCTTGCTGGTGATGATTGGCCTATATATCTGGAGCCATCAGGAGAAGTAGGTAAAAAAGGTGTCAAAGTAGATCTTAAACAAGGGGATATGCTAGTTTATTCTGGCTGTGAGCTAGAGCATTGGAGAGAAAAATTCAAAGGCAAAGAATGCGTACAAGTTTTTCTGCATTATAACAATCGTAAAACACCTGGAGCGAGGGATAACATGTTTGACAAGCGTCCACATTTAGGTCTTCCTTCTTGGTTTAAACGATGATATAATTCTTAGATGGGGGCTGTGTCACCACCACATACCACACAGCTCCCTTTTAAGGATTATATATTATGTTTTTTGGCGGAACTACCTTTGCAGGAGCACCTTTTGGAGATTCAGGATTTAACCCTAATGCGTTTGTAAACGTAACCGGGAATAGAATTAATGCTAACACAGGTACAGTAGGTTTAGTAGGTAATGCTAATTTAAGTGTTACTGGTAATAGACTTAATTTTACTATTGGTAATGTAACTATTATTGAAGGTACAGGTGTTATTGTATCTCCTGATGGTAGCCGTATTAATGTATCTAGCGGTGATCCAACTATTGTTGCAAAAGCTGTAACAGCTTTAACAGGATCAAGAGTAAATTTAAATACAGGCACACCTACATTTGCATTTAAATATCCTGTATCAGGATCTGGAATCGAAGCAGACACAGGAAGTGTTACAACGGTTGGTAAGGCGACTATATTACCAAACGGATCTAGAGTCGATATTAGTACAGGGTCAGTTACAATATCTGCAGATGCAAATCTTTCAGTAACAGGAAACAGAGTAGATGTAGAAATAGGTAATGTTACAACCAAAGCAAATGCAACTGTAACAGTAACTACAAACAGACAAAATTTATCAACAGGAACTGTAACCATTGTAGCAAAAGCAACAGTTACACCAGATGGTAGTAGAATAAATGTTGCAGATGGTTCTGTATTAATTAAAAAATGGGATGGTGTTGTGCCCGGAGCAAGTATGACTTGGAGTCCAGTGCAAACATCATTAGGATAAAATTATGTTATTTGGAGCAACACCTTTTGCAAACTCACCTTTTGCCGATCCAGGCGGCGTAACAGTTTTTGTTAGTTTAACAGGAAACAGGGTAAATGTAAGCACAGGAACTGTGGGTATATCTGCCTCTGCAAGAGTATTACCAGGAGGCTCTGAAATAGAAATATCAGTAGGTAACGTTGTTGTTAAAATAGGACAAACAGTAGGTGTAACAGGGGTAAGAATAAACCTTGCAACTGGTACTGCTTCTGTGATATCATGGAACCCGATAGTTCCAGGGGCAACTGGTACCTGGGTACCTATTGACCCGGACAATCCGTAGGAGAAATATATGGCATCAAGTACGTCAAGTGACTTAAAATTAGAATTAATTACTACAGGTGAAAAATCAGGAACCTGGGGTACTATTACAAACACAAACTTACAAATATTAGAACAAGCATCATCAGGTTATTTATCTTTAGATGTAGCATCTAGTGATGTAGCCTTGTCTTTAGCAAATCATGCTACAGCAAATGGTAAAAATTTATATTATAAATTAACTGGCACATTAGCTGCAAACAGATCAGTTACTATGCCAGATTCTGCAGAAAGAGTATTTATTGTAGAAGATGGTACAAATAGATCTTCCTCTCAATATACACTAACTGTTAAAACTGTATCAGGGACCGGGCTAGCTTTACCAATTGGATCAACAACAGTTTTATATTCTGATGGCACAAACATTACAGGTAAATTACAAACTAAAGGATATCACACTCCTGGTGGTACATATACTACAGTCAATGGAGATCAAGTTTTAGTTGATACATCTGGAAGTGGTATTAGTGCTGCAGTTACAATAAACTTACCTGCATCACCTGCTATTGGAAACGAAGTTACATTTATTGATAGTGGAAACAATCTTGCATCTAACAACCTTACTGTTGGTAGAAATGGGTCTAATATAAATGGATCTGGATCTGATTTAGTTGTTTCAACAAATGCTTCAGCTTTTACCTTGGTGTATGTTAATGCAACGAGAGGCTGGGTATACAAAGATAAAATATAGGAGCTAACATATGGCTCTACTTGACTTTACATTCTTACCAGGAATCGATAAACAAAATACAACTGTTGGTGCTGAACAACGTTGGGTTGATTGTGATAACATAAGGTTTAGATATTTATTACCAGAAAAAGTTGGTGGTTGGTCATCATTAATTACAGATACAATAGTTGGTGTTGCTAGACGTCAATTTGCATTTGTTGATATAGCCGGTAATAGATATGTTGCTATAGGTACAGATAAATTTTTATTATTATATTTTGAAGGTCAACTATATGACATTACACCTGTAAAAGCAGCTTTATCTGGTGCAACAATTGCAACTACATCTGGTTCTGCTGTTTGCTCTATAACTAAATCTACTCATGGTTTAGTAGCAGGAGATATTGTACAATTTAATAGTGTAACTTTACCTAGTGGTACAGGATATTCTGCATCTGATTTTGAAGATAAAAACTTTCAAGTAACTTCTGTTACATCGAGTTCTGTTTTTACAGTTACACAAAGTTCTAATGCATCAGCAACTATATCTACAGGTGGTAGTATAGAATTAATTCCTTACGAGCCAGTGGGTCCTGCTGCACAATCATATGGTTATGGTTGGGGTACGGATACTTGGGGAGCAGGTAAATGGGGTGAAGCATCGTCAGCAGATGAAGTAACACTAGAACCAGGTCTATGGTCATTAAGTAATTTTGGAGAAGTATTAGTTGCAACGATTGCAAATGGTAAGACATTTACATGGAATGCTGGTGCTACTAATCCGTTAACTGTAAGAGCATCTACAGCAACATCTGGTTTTGCAACTACAAATAATCCAACAGCGACTAGGGTTACACTTGTATCACCAACAACACGTCACTTAATTCATCTTGGAACAGAAACAACAATTGGTAACACGGCAACACAAGATGATATGTTTATAAGATTTTCAGAACAAGAAGATATAAATGCATATACTATTACAGCGATTAATACTGCTGGTTCACAAAGACTTCAAGATGGCACAAAAATAATAGGTGCTCTAAAAGCAAAAGAATCAATTCTAGTTTGGACGGACAATGCATTATACACTATGAAATTTGTTGGTGGAGATTTTGTATTTGGTTTTGAACAAGTTGGTACCAACTGTGGTTTAATAGGTAAAAACGCAGCTATAGAAATAGATGGGGTTGCATATTGGATGTCACCAAATGGTTTCTTTGCATTTGATGGTACAGTTAAATCTATACCGTGTTCAGTTCAAGATTATGTGTATGATCAAGCTGATACTACAAAAGGACAACAAGTATACGCAGGATTAAATAACCAGTTTACAGAGGTAACTTGGTATTACCCATCATCTAATTCAGAATACAATGATCAATATGTTGTATACAATTATGGAGAAAGTAATCCTAGAACAGGAGCTGTTTGGTATATAGGAACAGAAGCTAGAACTACTTGGATTGATGGAACCATATACCCTACACCTTTTGCAACTAAGTTTAATGATAGTGCTTT